CTCTTCCATAATATCATCGTCCACCCAACCAAACTGTCGGTGCGCTTCATCTGCTGTGTTTGTTGCTTGCAATTCTTCAATCCAACGCTGTGTATATGCCATCAATGCCTCCAATGGTTTTATGCCGAACACAGCTACGCCGTGCATGGACATATTTTTGCGGAACTCATCGCGGGAAGTTACGGATGTTAGCGGCACGGTAAACTCTCGCACCCCATCCCTTGGAAGATGCAGGCAGAACGCGATTACCTCACCCAACTCTGCATCACGTAGTCGTCGTGTAACGTACAGGTCGTTCTGGTACACAACAATTTCTTCGGGGTCGCCCTCTTTATTTACGGTGCGTAGATATACCCCGCCTGTCTCACCCCTAAAGTACGGGCGGGGGAACACAGGTATACTGAAAGTTTTCTCTACAGGGCCACCCAACATGCTCTTGGCTTTGACTTCTACGGGGCCGCTCGCTTCTTTTATCTTCTGCCCTAGCGTTATCGGAGACTTTATCTTGCCTTTGAACGGGCACTCGCCACACACATTGGGGTTAAGCTCGTCAAACTTCTGGCACGTATACGGGCCTTTAATCTCAGACAGCTTGCGCTGCATCTCGTCGTGGTCGTACCCTTGGTGCTGCTCGGATATCTTTACCGCTGCAACGGCAGCGTCCTTGCAGAACTTTGCGATAGATAACCCCGCTCGCCATAACGGTTCGCTGATGGTGTTCTGGTTCTCCCACACGTTCTTTAGCTGCGCACAGCCTCGACCATTCAAAGTCTTAGACACGATGGACTTAAACACACTCTCTTTGTTTGCAGCCAAAGCTTCTTGCAGTGCGTCTGGCCCTAGATCTATCTGTGTGTTTACGGGTTTTAGCTCCGCACCTAACGACTGCATAAACGCCGAAAGCTCCACAGGCACGGGTTCTGTCACACCTATGCGCTCTACTGGTAGTGGAGGATCGTCTTTATAGTTATGGGTGTTAGGGGGCCGCAATATGCGAGCCGCGTCTGCGGTTACAGCAGGATCTGCCAACAGCCCACGTTCCGCACAGACTTTCTTTAGCCGTTCCGCAACAGTTAGCCACTCGGCTAACGGCGCAGGTTTTGTCAGGGGCCAGTACACGTGTACTCCTCGCCCTGAGTTTATTAACATTGGCTTAGGTAAGTTTAGCTCCCCTACAAATTTTCGTAGGGCTTGCACCGCTTGCTGTTGGTCAGGGTACTCCTTGCTTGGACCACAATCCAAATCTAAGAACAAAGATTTAAGAGACGCTACGTTTTCTTTTTTGCGGCTACCCGCTTCTCGTAGTGTACCCAAACCAAAATACACATCAAAACCGTCTGCATCAAAGTGATCTGCGGCTTTGGCAACAGCTTCTAAGCTGTCGTAAAACTTCTGTACCCGCTTGTCGGTAGCTGCATTCGCTGCAAATACGCAGTAATATCCACCATCCCCTAGTACAGAGCGTAAAAATTCTATTGTTTTCATTATGCTGCTCTCCATTTAAAATCGTGGCGGGGGTTGGACCTACCCCGCCACGACATGACCTTAGACGATTAGTCCCACTCGTCTAAGATCGACCCTAAGTCTGTCGCAGGTGCGGGAGCAGCCGCCGCCTTTTTGCTGACCTTCTTGGGTTCCGGTGCAGGGATGTCATCAATGCTGATTTCATCATCCGCCAATGGAGGTTCTTCTTTTTGCACTTTGTCTGTTTGGGCCACAGTCATAGTGATAGCACGGTGTGCGTCATCCGTATCCTTGAGCTTCACCGCTTCTTGCAGTTCTTCTTCTGTCAACGGACGTACCGGCTTGAAGTACAGCTTCGGTGTCGCACTGCTTTCGTCAAAATATATCTGCGTTACCACAGCTATAGAAGGCGTTTTGTGTGCGCGTAGATACTTGGCGTAAGCCTGCATACCCATCTTACCATCCTTGGCATCCCCAAATATAGAAGTAGCAGGGAGCTGGAATTGGTACACGGTGTCCATCTGACCCTCTAGGGCGACAGCAATACGCTGACCAAACCTACAGGCACGACTTTCCCCCTGTCCCGACCCTTTGATGTTCTGTGGACAGTCCATGCACTTCGATGCTTGGCGCGTATCCGATGGAACACTTGGATCAGGGGCCTGTGTGTCTGGCGACCAACAAGACGGGCCAGATGGATTTTCGGGGTCGTACTGACCCGCATAGTATGTACGAGAAATCTTCGCAGCGTTTACTATCACTACGTTTAGAAACCCGTCACTCTTTACGTTGACCTGCTCACCGCCGACCATTTCACGAAAGCGGCCACCACGAATACTTATGCGGCGAGGACCAGACCCACCGCTGCCCCCTGCAAGATTATCATCTACATCCTGCAAAGACTTGAACAAATCACTACTTACGAGGGAGTTCCCCTCAAACAACGCCATATCCGACATCGTGTTCTCCTTATTTTGTTTTTAATGGGAGTTCCATTTGTTGGTCTTTCCCTTCTCCTGTCAACACTTTTTCGATGGCAGGAATGTTATAGCGGTATGTTGTACCGCCCCGAATGTAATGGTCACGTGGTATATGACCCTCTTTCACCCACTTTCTAATGGTGTGAATTGATACGCCAAAATACTCGGCGGTTTTATTAACATCAGAATAAACGGTATCCGTCATTTTTTCCTCACTGAAATTGCATACTCGCTATCCACATTCAGCCCTTTCGGAAGCACATCAGGATTCTCTTCTAAAAACTGCCGCATGTGGGTTTGATTAAGCCGCTTCTCCAACAACTCTGGTACTTGATGCTCCATGATAAATTGGTGCATCTGCTCCCAGTCGTTTGTCCAATACCGCTGCTTAACGGTTCTATAGAACAACCCCTCCGTTGTCCTAACGCTCTCTACGCTATGTTCTTCGCAATGATCTAACAATGCGCGCTTGATAGTATTCATCTTATCAGCGAGCTTTGCGTCTTCATCTTTGAAACTAGCCGACAACTCCGCACGTTTTTCGCGTATCTTAATGTACGCTTTCGTAAGCTTCTCTACAGGAACTTGCATAAAACTCTCCAAACTTAGTTATACATGGCATATAGTTAGTAAACATAAGCTAGTCAAGCACTTCTTTATACAAATCAATAATCTCTGTATGCGTACTTATCTTGTCATCCAACAACTTGTACACACGGTTCTCAACAAATGAACCCGCAAGCTGTATCACTGTGCATTTATGCTTCTGCCCCGACCTATGGACCCTAGCATTTGCTTGAGCGTAGGTTTCCAACGAAGGTGTCGGCCCCCACCACACAACAGTATTCGCTGCTGTAAGTGTAACCCCGTGTGCTGCGGCTTGGGGTTGTATAAGCAGTACCTTGGGGTCTTTCTCGCTTTGGAACTGCGAGAATATCTCAGTGCGTTTATGCGCAGCTACATCTCCCCGTATGATAGCGGACGTTATGCCGTCTTTAGTTAGCTTCTCGGCTAACAAGTCTATGGTGTGTCGGAACGGAATAAACACAAGCACTTTCTGCGAGCATTCGTCTATCACCTCTTTCAGCACCTTGTACCTGTTGGAGATGTCGAACTGCACGGTGTCACCTTCGTCGGTGTATATAGCCCCTGCCGATATCTGTAGCAGTTTGTTTAGGTTCACCGCAGCGTTCACCGCTGTCACACTCTCACCAGCAACTTCCATAACCATACGCTTGCGCAATAACTCATAGAATGTTTGCTGCTGCTTGGTCATTTCTACCCTACGCTTGGTATATACCATGTCAGGCAGGTCTAAACATTCATCTTTGGTGAAGCGTATAGCAGGTTGAAGCGCACGGAATACCGTACTCTTGGCGTTCTCTTTCGGCACCCACTTAAATTGGGTAATCTTCATCATAATCTGATCGCGGAACGAACTAAAGAAACTAGGCACACTCTGCGGGTTCACTAGCTTGGCAAGGCCGTAGGCATCTAGCGGTGACTGCGCAGCAGGAGTACCTGTCATAAGCCATAGCCATGTGTCGTCTTTGACTAGCTTCTTGAGTGTTTTCCACCGCTTGGTCTGCGCGTTCTTATAGTGTGTTGCCTCGTCTACAATGATTAGGTCAAACCCACCCTTGGCGATAGCATCTGCCACAACCTCAACACCGTCATAGTTTATGATGACGAAATCGGCTCCGCTGTTTATTATCTTTTTGCGCTTCTCTTTCGCACCATGCGCAACGTCCACGGTTCGATGCATAGCAAAACTAAACAAATCCTCACGCCATGCGCTGTCCATGATAGATAAAGGACACACGACAAGAACTCGCCGTATAATACCTTGCGTCATTAAGAAGTCTGCGGCCCATATCGCACTGGCTGTTTTGCCTGTGCCTTGCTCGTTGAAACAAAAGCCCCGCTTGTTCATGGTAAGAAACGCTGCTGTGTCCTTCTGATGTTGGTAGGGCTTGTGTTTGCCCACCCACGAATAGCGTTTCTCAATCGGTGAAGGCACCTTTATGTTCAATGCTTTCAGCTTATGGGCCTCGTCGATACCCCAATTCACGACGACTTCATTCATCGACAACTCCTTACTCTTTGCAATCACTGTTGTGATTTGCTTCGGGTTAGGCAGCGTAAGCAGGATGGCTTTATCCTGTACAATCTGCATGTTATTCTCCAATTACTTCTTGCGCTTTCCACGGCTTAACGCACCGCCAGCGGCTCTATTTTTCTTGCGGCTTTGTACTTTTACACCGTCTTTATTTGATCCACCCTTGCTGAGCGGTTTCTTGTGCGCGATATCTTTACCCTCGCGCTTGTCGGCTTTGCCGTTCTTGTTGGCATCCTTGCCAGTCTTATCCATCTTACGCCGCGCACGTTGCCGCTCCATGCGGTCGCTGTGTTCTTCGCGTTCTTTCTGCTGCTTGTACTCTTTTTTGTACGGGCGGGGTTTGTTTTTATAAGGCATTAGTTACTCCCGTTGTGGGGGCATTCGGTTACAGGACAATGGCGCTTGCATAGTCCAGAGGGGCGGGGGTTCCACACATCTGCTTCAAACGCCTTCTCCATTGTAGCATAGTTTGAAGCCCATTTCTCCCAAAGATTAGCCCTATCTGCAACTTCATACGTTTCTTTTACGAGCTTGTTTGCCACCACGAACAGTAGTCCTGCACGTATGCTTGTTATCTTGGGGTAGTGCGCAAAGATCGCCAACGCCATCAACTCTAGCTGCCCTTTGTCTGCGTACTTTGCAGACTTGCCAGTTTTGTAGTCGATGATCCAACCAATGCCGCTATCCTCGTCAAGGATGGCAAGGTCCACAATACCACGGAACCACACGTTCCTAGCGCCAAAGGTGCATGGCTCTAAGTTAGCCGTTACTCCTAACCGCTGCTCGCATATCTTTACACCCTTACGTTGGTTCAACTTATCCAACGCATCTTTGATGTACATAAACCTCTCGGGGAGCGGCTCGCCTTTGCCGATATAATCTTCGCAGGCTTTGTGGAACTGATTGCCGTAAATCATAGCTTCCGTCTGAATGAACGGATACTGCTTCAGCACCTTCTCATGGTAGAACTGCTTGGGACATTGCTCGAATGCTTTGATCCGACTGAACGACCACGGCGCTGCTTTACTCATTCACATTCCCCATACGATTTACCTGTGCCGCTCTCGCAGTCTATAGGTAGGCCTGCGGCCCAATCTGGTGTCTTGCGCATACATTCTT